GCCATCAAGACTCGTGTTCCCGCTAATGCGTGCTGGCTTGCGTTGGGGATGCGTTGCCGTATCCCTGCTGAGTGTCTGATGTCCACTAGCGGGCCGTTGACCTTGGTGCTTGTTGGAACCCTTTTGCTACGGTTGTCCCCCCGCCTTGACCCCCGGTTGCGCCGGTTCGTTTCGGATGTATTGCCTTACCCCCATCAAGATAGTCCCATCGACTACACATGTCAATTCAATAAAGCGGATTGTTTGATATTCCTTTTCAGGGTCACTCGCCCGCCGCTAACTCCCAAGCCGGAGCAGTCTTCTTCAACTTCCCCGCAGACCGCCGAGACTTCACCTCAGCCAACCCATCAACACACTCACCAACAAACGGACACCAACCACACAACGGTCCAACCTTCGCAGGGAACACATCATCGTTCGCCGCCCGGTCAATCGCCGCCCACGCATTCTTCAACACCTCAACCGCAGACCACACAGACTCCGCAGTCACATCCGTAGCAATAGTCTCCGAGAACGAAGTGAACAACAACCGGCCCTCATCAGGTCGCACCCCGTCAACCTCTTCAACGAGCGCCGCATAGATGTTGAGTTGTTGCATCTTCGGTGCGCGGAACCACGGGGATGGAACCTTGCCTGTCTTGTAATCAACGATCACAACATTGCCGAACACATCACGATCAAGCCTGTCAACAATCCCCCTGACAGGAACACCTTCAAGAGTTGCCGAAATGAAACGCTCGGTTGCAACAACCTCAACCTGTTGCGGATTCTCCATTTGGAAATAGCCGCAGATGCTTGCCCAGCCCCGACGACGAAACGCTTGCTCATCATCAAACCCTGTTTCGGAAACCCATCCGATCCATTCTCGTGATGCAGCAAATTCTTCCCACGAGGAACGCGCGATCATGCGGGCTGTTTCGATGACTCGTTCTTCGGTTGGTAGTTGCATGAGATGTTCGAGTGCGAGATGGACGAACGTGCCGAGTAGCGCGGCTTCACCTGTGCCACCTGATCGGCCCATCATCTTTTCTTCCTTGAACTTGCGTGGGCATTGTTCCCATAGCTGAACACTGGATGGGGATAGCCCTACAAGTTTGCTCATCGGCGGAGTCTACCTTGCGTGATGGACTCGGGTCGTGGAACCCGCTGTTGGGCGCTCATCGGCGGGGTCGGGTTTGGGGTTTGGAAAAGAATTTGAAGAAATGTTCCGTTTTGGTCACTCACTGTCACAGACATGCTGTATGGTTATCTACACAAGCGAGCAGTTGATCGGCACCGGAGTCAAAGCTTGTAACAAATCCGAGGCCATCGCAGGGGAGGATGAGACACCCCCACGGGAGACACCGAGGCTCCCAACCCAACACAACGATCTAGGAGAAGCACCATGAGCAACACCGACACCTTCGCAACATCAGCAACCGGCTTCCAGATTCGCTTCTCCGACGGCGAAGGAATCACCAACCGCGACGGAATCGCCGCCTGCCTTTTCACCGCCTACGGACCAGCATTCGACAACTACATGGTGTGGGACTTGAACGTCATCCGCTTCGGAGCCGACGCTGAGATGATGCGCTCCATGATGAACCCCGGCACCAAGATGGTCCGGGTTCAGTTCCCTGACGATACCGAGCGGGACTACACAACAGTCGCCGCAGCCCGCCGAGCGATCATCAAGCACGTTCGCTGATCCAACTTACTGTCACACCCCCCAACTACAATAACTAACAAGTAATCACAACCAAGGAGAACCAAGATGAAAGAAACAGCAATCCAAGAATACATCCGCAAGAACACGACCGATCAGATGATTCGCGAAGAAGCATTTGAGGACGCAATGTTCCAGATGGCATCCAAGTGCGGATTGAAAAGCGAGGCTATGGACCACGAATTGAAGCGTGACATGTTGCGCAGGGTCATCGCCATCCGCCAAGCAGAACAATGGGAGCGGGCAGAGTAATACTGTCCCACCCCCTAGCTACAATCACTAACAAGTCACAACAACGAGGAGAACAGAACATGGCACTACATCCAGAACACCTGAAGAACCGAATCGAACTTGCGATCCGCATTGCGGACTCCGCCGCTGAGTGGGAAATCCCCAACCGTTACCTGTTCGACTTCCCATTGGACGGGTTGATCTGGACCCGCATCGCAGAAGGAGCAGGCTGCACCACCCGCCCCTCGGTCGATACAATCGCCGCCGCTGTCGCAATCGTTGCCGCTCGGCAGGTGGCGGCATGACACTCACGATCAGCAAACTTGAATCCTCGGCATCGCTTCCGTTCATGGTGCGAACAGAAGACGACACACTCGTCGGCACGTTCGCAACTGAACAAGAAGCCGAACAGTTCGTAGCGACACACACGGTTCCGATGTTCCCTGAAGTTGAAATCGAAATCGACTTGAACGGGCCAGAAGGAAACGCCTTCTACATCCTCGGCGCTGTGACACAAGCACTGCATTCAGCAGGCGCAACCAAGGAACAGACAACCGATTTCAACAATGACGCAACAGGCGGCGACTACGACAACTTGTTAGCGGTTGTCGCACGGTGGGTGAACCTAGATGCCTACTAAAGCTTTCTGTCTACCTCAGAGGATATGGTGACGCTATGAGGAAACTACTACTAATCGTCGCTTTGTTCGCTGCCGCTGGGTGCGGCTCTGACAGCTACGACGGCAACAGCTTCGACAGCGGCATAACCGGTTCCGACTTGAGCGAATACGCCGGGTTGCAAGAATCATGGGACGAGGAAGACATTGAAAGTCAAGCAAACGTGTGCATGGCTATCGACATCGACCCGTCACTCGCAAGATCAACGGCTATCGAAAACAACGTAGACCCCGATGTGGCAGAAGCGTTCTTTGAGGAAGTCTGCCCGTAACCCTCCCGACATTCCTGAGAGTCTGGTTTACAATTAGCGGATGGCGACACCTAACGCGTTAGAGCGGCTGGTTTGGGGGCAGAACGTCAACACTTGGTCACGCCTCGCACACAGGGCGACCCAATGGAAGTACTTTACGCTTCCTGTTTGTAGTCGGGTTGAAGTAACCAAAGCTAGAACGGTTGCTATCCCATCAGGGCCGGTTCAATGGCCTAACTGGTACATCGGTTTGACAACACGCCCGTTCTCCCCGGATGTTGTCGGCCCGTCAGGTATTTCAACCGGAACATTCATGCAACAAGGGTTGAACCAGAACAGGGTTCTTACTTACGGCGGCGGGTACGGAAAGTGGGAACAAACCCGGACGGTGATTCCGTTGCCTGCCTCAGGCGAGTACTACACACGAGGCTGGCCGACCCCAAGCTGGGACAGACACGAGGTTATTACCTCGCCGGATGGAACGGTTCACGAGCTAATCCAGTTCGACCCGGTTGCTGCCCCTGCGTTACCGCCTATACCTAATCAGGCGCTCATGTGGGGCCGCTGGTTGGACGGTGTGTGCGTTCAGGGTAAACCATGCACCGCTACCGGTTACGCCCATCACATGCACTTGTGGACCCCGTGGTCGCATGATGACCCGCATGACTTAGCGATTGTCCTACCGGATTACGTTGGTTGCGACGGGACGCTTACCACTGGCCCACGAGCCGGGGGGAAGTTGGTGTTGGATCGTGGGTCTGGTTCATATCAGCAGATGGTTGCTCTTGGCGGTGAGTGCCGTTCGCTTGCTGAGGCTGCTGCGTTGTACGGGTTGAGGATCATCGACCGTTCAGGCTTTACAAACAATGATCCTACGAAACCGTTGCAACCTCATATTCAAGTTCAGACAGGTAGCAGTTGGGCAGGGTCGAACGTCGGGAAGTTCACGTTGCTGATGACAGACTTGTTGGAGGCTGAAGAAGCATGAACGGTTTGTGGTTAGCGGCGGGTCTGATTTTTGTTGTATGGGGCGGTGTAGGTCTTTTGGTGTGCAGTGTTGTGCTTCACGCTTACTTGACTCGTCTCGCCCGGTTCGGTTTCACAATGATTGCTTTAGCATCATGGGGAATTGCTATCGGTGCCGTATTATTCGCACACGGGTTTGTTGCTGAGAGCTACGAACTTTCAATCTCTGTGGCGTTTGCTGTTTGTATAGCGTTCGGGATTTGTTGTGTGGCGTTGTCCGCTTCGCTTGAAACTCTGCTGATGAAAAAGCAGGCTGAACTGATGGAACAGATAGAACGGGGCGACGCGTGGCTGAACAGTTTGGAGTGACAACGCTAGTGGCGATTGGTCTTGGCGCGCTAACAACTGTCCTCACTTATATTGCGGGTCGTAGACCTTCGCAGGCTGACTATGCGGAAAGGTTGTTGAACGCAACAGTCCCCGCAGCGGAGATGCTCGGCAAGCGTCTGGCGGCGTTAGAAGTTGATCTTGGTAAGAGCGAATCTCGGTATGACCGGCTTGAAGCGAAGTCGGCTGCTGAGGCTGCTCGGTGTAACGAGTTGGAACGCAGGTTTGTCGCACTGGTCGAACATCTCAAACAGGTAAACGTGCCGATGCCGGATTCGCTTGTAGATTACAAGCGGACCGCACGCACCCGGAAAACTGATGAAGGAGAAGAATGAAACAGCTACTTGCACCAATCGTTGAAAAGGTTTTAGCTCAGTTTATTCAAGCTTTTGTCGTGGCGTTGTTCGGCGGTATGGCTTTCGGTTGGACCGCTGTTCAGTGCGCAGCGTTGGCTGGGGTGTCAGCGGTTATCACTCTTGCGCTCAACTCAGTCAACTCCGCTGTGATCCCGGTGGGTATGCCGTTCTACACTGACCTTACGTTGCGTGTCGCCCGGTCAGGTGCGTCTGCGTTCCTTGCGTTCATGGTGATGGCACCCGTGTTGGACGTTCAGTCGGGTGACTTCTGGAAGGCGGCGCTTGGGGCTGGGGCTGTGGGCGCTGTGGCGGCGTTGAAGGCGGAAGGCGCTCGGCGGGTTGGTGACCCGGAGTCGGCTGCGTTGCTTCCGGCTGTGGTTATTCCTGAGCCGATGGCTGACTAAAAAGCAGAAAGCCCCGCGCTAGGCGGGGCTGTTCTGCCGGTATAGGACAGGAAAAGCTCGGGGTGTGATCTAGCTCGGGCCTCAGTCTGGCGGCAAGCCAATGAGTGAATCTCTACTAGCACCCTGTCACAGGTCGTTATCCAACTACCTCGCCGCAGTCAGTACATCAGGCGCAGTCGCCTGTGTGGTCCTCAATGCCTTGAGTGGACTCTTGCCGGGTCCGTGACCTGTCACAGGTTTACAACCCTGCAAGGGTTGCCCTGATGTCTCTGCGGTTTCTGTGTAGCTAGTCGGACTGGAAGCGAAGTGTGCGCAACCCTTAGATATGTTGCAAGGGAGAGGAGTACGATGAGTTCCGTGGCTCTATTCCAAGAGCTGTGGTTGTATGGGTTACTCGGTGGCCGTTTGATTCTTCACCTCAAGTGCCAAGGATTGCGCACGCTTCGCTTTCAGCTTGACTAGCTGAGTTGCCTGTTGTTTCTCAGGCTTTGCCGTTACTTTCTGTTCCTCGGCTGGAACCGTCACCGTGATTTGTAGTGGTGCGCTACTGCCGCCTCACCCTTTCAAGACTCAAGCGAACTGTCTTGATGGAGCCTTGGGTCTGGCTCGGGTGGCGGTCGTTCTCTGTTTGTTTTGGTTGCTTCAGTGATGTTGCTCCTTGCTGTTGGTTGCTCCTACCCCTATGAATGTAGTTGATGGTTCTACACTAATCAAGTCAATAACTACTATTTGTTTGTGACTCTTGTCACATCGCCAATACCACCCTGCCAACCCACAACCACACGACTACGATCAACCACATGGACGACCCCACCGCAGAAGACCTAGATCGCTACGTCGATCTTGTTGACCACGAGCTATACGCCCGACAAGGAATCGTCATCCACGCCGGGGCATTCCCCGACGACAACGCCCCGCACGGCATGAACGATGAAGAAGAAATGATATGAGCCGGACGACAGCACAACTCCGAGTCCTCTGGGAACCCGCCTGCACTGGGCCGTTCGCTTCCGTCCCCCTGTTTGGCGGTGCGTCGATCAGTGTTCGTGCTTCAACCGTTGACGCATGGCAAGCACTCAACGCTGTACTCATCAAGTGGAACTACAAGGCAACCCCACCCGACTGTGGTGCGTACAACTGTCGTGCCATAACGGGCGGCACGCAGTACTCCCTGCACGCCTACGGGATAGCGGCAGACATCAACTGGCAGCAGAACCCCTACGGGCCGGTCCTGATAACAGACATGCCTCGCGGAATGGTCGATGAGATCAAAGCGATCAGAACAAACAACGGGGTCAACGTGTTCCGTTGGGGCGGGGATTACTCAGGCAACAAAGATGCGATGCACTACGAGATCGTCGCAAGCCCTGCCGAGATAGCAACAGGAATAGCAACCGGGTCGCAACCGATCCCAACACCGGAGGATGAAATGGCAAGCAGTTATCTAAGAGTAAATCAGCCCGGTGATCCTAGCCACGGGCGTGTCGAAGTGATCGACGATTTCAACCGTCGTTGGCTTTCACCGGAGGAGCTACAACTGCTCGTTTTCTTTGGGGCGAAGGTTCAGGACGTTACGCTTGCAACTTTCAATACGTTGACGGCGAACAAGACGGTGAACCCGATTGTCGTTACCGGCGGCGGGGCTGCTGCACCGTCGTCGGCAGAAAACGCGACAGCAACAGCGAACCTTCTGTCTCAGCGTTTGCAGTCGTAATGGCTAAAGGGAACAAGGTTGTCATCTACGCCGACGAGACTGGGCTGTGGCGCTGGCGGGCAGTCGCGGGTAACAACCGGGTGATCGGTTCTGCCGAGCAGGGGTTCAGGTTCAAGTGGCATGCGGTTCGCAAAGCGCGTGCTGCGTTTCCTGATGCGCGTGTTCAGTACGCGAACCACGACGTTGAGGGTTAGACCATCAGGGTTCCACGGATCAGCATGAGTGTGTAGTCACGCTCTGGCATCGTGAAGTCTTCCCAACCTAAGCCGACACTGTGAGCCATTGCTCTACAGATTGTTTCCTCGGGCCAGTCGAAACCGACCATGAGGATTGCTGTGGCTTTGAGCCGGTCG